AGTTGGAAGAAAGATGATTTTAGTTTAACAAAAGAAGAATGGAAAAATAATTATTCAAAAGCACAAATAGCATTAAGATTAGATAGTCATATTGATTTAGATATAGACAACCCTGTAGTTAGAAGATTCATAACACATTATTTAAAAGATTGTGGAGCAATTTATGGACGAAGAAATAATCCTAATAGTCATTATCTTTGGACAGGTTCTTGTGAATTTATACAATATATATTACCAAAAAGTTTTGAAAAAAATTTTAAAAAGTTTCCACATGGAGCAACTCTTTGTGAGTTAAGAAGTGGTAAAGAAAGATATACTATAATTCCAGAATCTCCTTATGATGATAATGGAGAGACAGTAGAGTGGTCACATTATAATGATATACATGAGTATATCGGTAATGTAGTGGTAGACGTTAGTAAAATTGCTTTGTCAACTGCTCTTACAATTATATATCCTTCTACGGGTTCTAGAGATATTTATTGCACAGCTATAGCTGGAATTTTAATTAAAAACACAGATTGGACAACAGAAGAAATAGATAGTTTTGTTTACAATATTGCTATTGAAGCAAACGATACCGAAGCAGACGAACGTAATCAAAAAGGTACAACAGGAAAAAAAGCAGACAAACTGTATGGTATTCCAAAATTAGCAGAAGTTTTAAATGTAGACAAAAAAGATGTTACAAAATTATTTAATTGGATTGGTGTTAAAAACAATAGCGAAGAAATACAAGAACACATAGGTGACATAGTTGAATATGGTAGTGATAGGTATTTTGTAAAAATTTATTCAATAGAAGATGGAAAGAAAATAGAAACAGACATAACTGTAGAAGGACCACAGTTGATGAAAAAGAAAATTTTTTATGATGAAGTAATGAAACAAGCAGCTGTTTTTTTACCTTTTATGAAAGAAATGGATTTTGATAAAATGATGATAGCAAAGTTTCAAGCAAGAACTAAATCACAAGATTATGACCCTGAGTCTAGTGAAGATGTAAGATTTATAGGATGGTTTGAATCTTTTATTGATAAATTTAAAGCTTACACAGATAAAAAAGAATTAGCAGATTTTAATATGCCATATTTTAATATTAAAAATAATAGTTTGGAATTTAATTTAAATAAATTTGACGAATTTTTAGCTGAAAAAAGAGTAACTTTAGCAAGAGTAGATCTTGTTTTAAAATGCAAACGTGTTTTAAGAGCTAAAAGATACAGAGGTAAGTATAAAGAACAGTCTTGCCCTTCTTATAAAATAGATAACTATAATATAAACAAGGATCATTTGATCATAGAAGGAGAAGCTCAAGAAATAGAAGAAAGGACATTAACACATGAAAACGCCTAAATTTGTATCTGGTCCTCCAGGTACAGGAAAAACTCACATATTTTTAGTAGAAAAATACAAAGAGTTATTAAAAAACTACGACCCAGAAAAAATAATAATGTTGTCACATACAAAGGTAGCTGCAGAGGAATTAAGAGATGCAATATTAAAACTGCCAGAAATGATAGAAAGAGGTTTAAGAAAGAAATTTTTTAAATATAAAATATGCACCATACATGCTTTTTGTAGAAGCAAATTATTAAAAAAAGAATTAATAAGTTATGTAGATTATCTTAATTTGTGTGCAGAGAATAGTGCTTTTAAAGCACAAAGAACAACTCCATCAGAATTTGATAATGGTAAACATAAATTTTTTAAATTTCTCAATGATGCTTTTGGACAAGGAAGAACAATTAAAGAGCATTGGAATTCTTTAAGAGAAACTAGTTCTACTTATCATCCTTATAATAATTTTAAAATGATTAGTGAGATGAAAGAAGTATATGACAATTATAAAAAAATTAATCAAATGTGTGACTATGATGACATGATAGGAGATTTTATAAATAACGCAATTGATCCTGATATAGATGTCTTAATAGTTGATGAAGCTCAAGATAGTAATGTACCACAATTAGAAGCTTTAAAAAAAATGTCTACGAATGTAAAAGAATACTATATGGTAGGGGATGCTGATCAAACAATTTTTGAATTTTCCGGTGCTAATGCAGATTATTTTCATAGACTTTCTAAAGATGCACAACAATTAGAACAAGGCTTTAGATGTGGTAAAACAATAAATAATTTATGTAAAGAAATAATACAACCAATATGGGATCATTATGAGTATGAAAGAATTTGGAAACCTGCAAAAGATGTTATTGGAAATCGTTATTATTTACCAAGTCTTACTACAGATTGTTCAGCTATGGAAACGTTACTGGATAAAATAAAAAACACAAAAGAAACTTTCTTATTTACTTACAGAGGTACACCTTCTGGAAAATGGGCAAGAAATTTTTTACACTATCATGGGGTAGAGTTTTGTCACGTAGGTAGTGATCCCTATGTTTCTAAAAAAGAAATAAGATGTCATAAAAATTGGCCGGAATTTGTAAAAGGAAAAACAATGCCCTTAAAACAAATAAAAGAATTTTGGAAGTACATGGGCCAACAAGTTATTGTAAGAGGTAAAGCAGAATCAACTTTTGAGGATTGGAGAAACGAAGATTATTCTATTCATCAATTAATAGAAAAAAAATATTTACGTGCAGAAAGCCTTGATTTTATTGACTTTTATCACACAAGAATTAAATCAAAAACAGATTTAGAAAAAATTAAATACATAAATAATTTAATTAGAGAAGGTGTTGATACCGAAGGAGAGACAAGAGTCTACTATGGAAACATACATAAAGTTAAAGGACAGACTTATGACAACGTAATAGTCGATGAAACTTGCACTAGAAGAGAAGATTATTTTACTCAGTTGCGTTTAAAATATGTAGCATATAGTAGAGGTAGATTTGATTGCTGGACTGTAGCATCACAAGACAGATACACATTAGGGAGAAAACATGACAGATAAAAGTATATTTAAAGGTGCAGAGTATGATTGTTTAGAAGAACAGGTTGGAGGAAAACATTATAAAAATTTTAAAATTCAACCTGCAGAGTTTATAAATGAAAACAAATTGCTTTTCGCAGAAGGGAATGCTATAAAATATATATGCAGGCATCCACACAAGGGGAAGCAAGAAGATATAAAGAAAGCAATACATTATTTACAAATGATATTAGAGAGGGATTACAATGTGTAAGACACCAGAAGATTTAGACTTAGACGGTATAACCACAGTTGCAATTGACTTAGAAACTTATGATCCTAATTTAAAAACAAAAGGTCTAGGTGCTATAAGAGGCGATGGTTTTGTATGTGGAGTTGCAATTGCAACAGGAAAAGATACAGTTTATTTTCCACTTAGTCACTCAGATACGGAATTAACTTTAGATAAAAAATTAAAGTTATGGGAAATTTTAGATGAAAAAATATTTCAAAATGAAAAAATTACAAAAGTATTTCACAATGCAATGTACGACGTATGTTGGATTAGAGCCGCAACAGGAAAAAAAATGAAAGGTCGTATTGTAGATACGATGATTGCAGCTTCTGTAATTGACGAAAATAGATTTAAGTATTCATTAGATTCTTTGTCTAAAGATTTTTTAAAGGAAAGAAAAGGTGGGTATGATCTACAAGAAAAAACTCTTGCGTGGTCAAATGGAAATATTAAAGATCCAATGAGTAATATGAACAAGTTACCTGCATCTATTGTAAAAGATTATGCAAAACAAGACGTTGATTTAACTTTAAAGTTATGGAAATTGTTTGATCAAAAACTTGACAAAGTATTATACATTAAACCAGAAAACAATGAAGAAAAAACTTCTAGAGATATATTTGAATTAGAAACAAAATTATTTCCTTGCCTGGTTGACATGAAATTTAAAGGCGTTAAAATAGATGTCCAAAAAGCAAAAGACTTAGGTAAACGTTTAGAGAAACGTAAAGATAATTTAATTAAAATAATAAAAACTAGGACTGGTGTAGAAGTACAAATTTGGGCAGCCTCATCTTTAAAAAATCTTTTAGATAATCAAAAAATTGAAGACTATAAAAAAACACCTAAATCTGGAATGCCACAGCTTCCCGGAGATTATTTAAAAAAACATAAAAATAGATTTTTAAGATTTGTAGCTAAAGCTAGAGAATGTGACAAAGCTAAAAATACTTTTGTAGAAGGACTATTAGGGTTTGTACACAATGGAAGAATACACGCTGATATAAATCAAATTAGAGGAGAGCATGGAGGAACTGTGACTGGCAGATTTTCTATGAGTAATCCAAACTTACAACAGATTCCTTCTAAAGGTTACATAGGCAAAAAAATGAGAGAACTATTTATTCCTGAAACAGGTAGTGAATGGTACAGTTTTGACTATAGTCAACAAGAGCCACGTATTGTGGTTCACTATGCTATTAAACTAGGTATGGCTGGAACTGCAGATTTACAAAAAGAATTTGACAAAGAAGATGCTGACTTTCATCAAATAGTTGCAGATATGGCAAAGATACCTAGAAAACAAGCAAAGACAATTAA